ATTGAGCTTCTCGAAGACGCCGAGATCGACACGATTGTCGTGAAGGCCGATCAGCTTGGCGCGGTGCTGCTCGAAATCGAGGAGAACCTGTTTCGCAACGATCTATCGGTGATGGATCGGGCGGTGTTCGTGCAGACCTACCGGGACACGTGGGAGAAGAAGCATGGCAAAATCACGCGCGGCGGCGACCAAACTGTCAAGTTGACGGTTTGCCCTGTCGATGTGTTGGCGGAAAATGCGGAACGGGGTTTCGCCGAAGCTTGCGCTAATCGGCTCGGGGTGTCGAAGGCCTCGGTTGAGCGCCTCCAACGGATCGCAACGAACCTCCCGGCCGCCGTCCGCAAGTCCATCGTTGGCACGCCGATCGCTGACAATCAAAGCCAGCTTCTCAAACTCGCCAAGCTGCCACCTGAACAGCGCAAAAAGGCGTCGGTTGCCATCCGCGAGAGCGGCGGCGACTTCAAGGCGGCCATGGCGCTGCTGGAGCCGCCCGCAAAAAAGCCCGATCCGCAAATGCAGGTGCTGTCCCGGCTGATCGACAGTTGGGAGCGTGCCAAGCCGGCAACCCGGCAGCGGTTCATGGATCACGCCAAGCTGGCAGCGGTCGCAAAAGAGGCGGAAGCGGGATGAGCAAGGTCCATCCCGATCAACTCGGCCTGTTCGAGGGCCCCGTCTATGAGACGCGGGCCGAGACCGGCCCGTTGGAGCTCAACCGGTTCCGGTCGGAGATCAAGCGCGCCATGTCAAAGGCAATCCGCGAAAGCGGCTTCGACCGGCAGACCATTGCGGCGCGGATGGCGCAATATCTGGGTCTCGAACGGCTGTCCAAGACCACGCTCGACGCCTACACGGCCGAAAGCAAGGACAGCCACGACATCAGCCTGTTGCGGTTTGCGGCTTTCGTGCACGCGACGAATGCACCGTGGCTCTACGACATCATTGCCAGCAAGGCCGGCCTGACGGTTCTGGAAGGATCGGAAGCCCGCCTCGCTGAAATCGCCCGCCTCGATCAGGAGCGGCGGCAGATCAATGCGGAACTCAAGCGGCTGCGCGCCGTCCCGGTACAGCCGGCCGAGTGGAGGCGCGCGCCATGAGAGCCTTCTTTTCCGCTGCCGAGATCGCCGCCGCGCAAGGGGTCCACCAACGGGCGGTCAACAAGACTGCCCAGGCGGCCGGCTGGCGGACCATGGAAGGCAAGGCCCGAAAGCAGACCGGGCGCGACGGCGGTGGCGGATGGGAGTACCATGTTTCGCTTTTGCCGGTTGCCGTTCAGGCACGGCTCAAAGTGATCCACGATGCCCCGGCCAACGCCAACACGGATGTGGCGAGCGACAATCGATCAGCCCTTTGGGCGCGCTATGAGGCGCTTTCGAGCTATCGCAAAGCCGCTTGTGAAGGCCGATTGAAGGCCGTTTCCGAAGTCGCCGGCCAGATCGCCGCCGGTCTGACCAAGACGGCGGCGGTGACCTTGGTTGCTGCCGATCGCAATGTGTCACCGCGCGCGCTGCGCATATGGCTGAGCAAGGTCGATGGCGTGGACCGCGCAGACTGGTTGCCCGCACTGGCCGACAATTACCGGGCGACGGCTCAAAGCAACGAGTGTCATCCCGATGCCTGGGCGGCCCTGAAAAGCGATTTCCTGCGGCCGGAGGCGCCCAAGTTCTCGGCCTGTTACCGCCGCATGGCCGAAGCCGCTCCGGATCATGGCTGGTCACCGATCCCGTCTGAACAGTCGCTGCGGCGGCGGTTGAACGCAGAGGTGCCGAAGGCGGTGCAGACCGCTGCCCGCGAGACACGCGAAGTGCTCAAGACACTCTATCCTGCGCAGCGGCGCAGCGTGGCGGCGCTTCATGCCATGCAGGCCGTCAACGCAGATGGCCACCGGCTTGATCTGTTCGTGCGTGTTCCGGGCAAAACCGACCCGGTGCGTGTCTATCTGGTGGCCCTGCAAGACCTCTACTCGCGCAAGGTGCTCGCTTGGCGGCTGGCGCTTTCGGAGAACAAGGATGCGGTTCGGCTGGCCATCGGCGACATGGTCGAGCGTTACGGCATTCCCGATGAAATCTTCCTCGACAATGGCCGGGCGTTCGCGTCCAAATGGATCACCGGCGGCAGCGTGACACGCTACCGGTTCAAGGTCCGTGAGGAAGAACCGCAAGGCGTCCTGACGGCGCTTGGCGTCAACATCCACTGGACCACGCCCTATCACGGCCAGGCCAAGCCGATCGAGCGTGCCTTTCTCGATCTCGCCGAGGAGATCGCCAAGCATCCCAAATGCTCCGGCGCCTACACCGGCAACCGGCCGGACGCAAAGCCCGAAAACTATGCCAGCAAAGCGGTCGATTTCGACGTGCTGCGCGTCCTCGTCGCCCAACAGGTGGCCCGGCACAATGCACGCACCGGCCGCAGGACGGAAATGGCCGGTGGCCGGTCTTTCGATGAGACGTTCTCGGCGTCGATAGCCGACGAAAACACCATTGTCCGTTGGCCGACCGACGCGCAGCGGTCGCTCTGGCTGCTCGCCGCCGAACGCATCCGCACCCAAAAGGGCTCGGGCGTGATCCACCTGTTCGGCAATCGCTACTGGCACCAGGCGCTCAACGGCTTTGCCGGTCGCCGTCTTACCGTGCGGTTCGACCCCGACAATCTGACCCGGCCTGTCCATGTCTATGACAACGCCGACCGCCTCGTCTGCGTGGCCGATTGCATCGCCGATACCGGCTTTGTCGACACCGACGCTGCCCGCCAGCACGCGGCCAAAAAGAACGCGCTGACCCGCAACCTCAAGGAAAGCGCGCGGCTGCACGCCGAGCTGTCGCCGAACGATCTGGCCGAACTCTACGGCGCGGGCGTGCCCACACCGGAACCGGCGCCGGAGCCGCCCCGCGTCAAACGCGTTGTCGGCGGCGCGCCGGTTTCCGAACCCGGCTGGACCGACGAGGACGAAGACGCCGTCGAACGCGCTTTGCAGCGGATCGAGGGGCAGGTGATCGAATTTCCGAAAGGAGATGGCGGCCGGTGAGTGTGCTGTACGGCCCAAAAAAAGAGGCGGGCACGTCGCCCGCCGATTTCAGGAAGTAAAGGCAAAATAGATGAACGAGCAGACCAGCACAAGGCCCAACGCAGCACACAATGGCTGGACGGTGCCGACAAACCAGCCGGACATTGGCGACAACCGGCCAGGCAGAACCGAAACCGATCTCGATCAATGGCGTCGGCTCACCGTGAAGATTGCCGAGATCGGCACGCGCGAAGGATGGAGCAAATCGGAAGTGGCGCGCCGCATCGGCATGCCGGACGGAACGTTCTCGCAGTGGTTCTCGGGCAAATATGACGGCCGCCTGGACGGCCAAAACCAAAAGGCCGCCGTCTGGGTCGCCTCGGTTGAGGAGATGTCGAGCGTTGCCGCTGCGGCTCCGACCAGCCCCGGCTTTGTGCACACCAAGTTCGCCCGCGAGATCATCAACACGCTGTCGTTCGCCCAGACACTGTCTGACCTTGTCACGGTGACGGCGGCGGCCGGTACCGGCAAGACCGAGGCCTGCAACCATTTCACCGCGACGCGGGCCAATGTGCACATGGTCACCGCGTCGGCCTATATGAAGAAGCCGCATGCGCTGTTGATCGAACTTGCCGACGAACTGGAACTGACACAGCACAATCCCGCCAAGCTGGTCCGTGCAGTCGGCAGGCGCTTGCAGCGGTCGGGCGGCGGCGCCCTGCTGATCATCGACGAGGCGCAGAACCTCACCAGCGATGCCATCAACATGGCACGCCATTTCTCCGACAAGTACCAATGCGGCGTCGCTCTGGTCGGCAATGACGAAATCCATGAGCGCTTCTCCCGGTCCAAGGACGGCCCGTCGAACGCGCAGATGCGGCGGCGTGTCGGCAAGCGCGTCCAGCTCAACAAGCCGCACCCCGAGGACATCGCTGCACTGCTCGATGCCTGGAAGATCGAAGACCCGCAGACCCGCAAATATCTGACCGGCATCGGCATGAAGGACGGCGCACTGGGGCAGATCGACAAGACCTTGAAGCTCGCGCACATGCGCGCCGATGGCGATGACACGACACTGACCTACACGCACGTCCGTTCAGCGTGGCGCAACCGCAATGTGGAGGGCATCTGATGCCCGCCGCAGCAAGTCGCACCTCGCCGCTTTCCCGCGAAATCGGCCAGATTGTCACGCTGGTCGAGCTGAACCGAAGCTATGGGCGGCTCCAGTTGGCGCGCGGCCAAACCGAAAACCTGCTCCGCCGTCTCGCCTTGATCCAGCGCGGCATCGCATCGATCGAACACGAGCTCGGCGCGTTTCGTGCGCAAGAGGATGGCCGGGCAGCGGCGGCATGTCTTGATGATTTGGCCATGGATGTGATGCGCGACGGCGTTGTCGACGCCGCGCAGGCGGGCGAGGCGGTCGTGTTCCCGGATTTTTCGAAGGGGCGGGGATCATGAGCGTGCGCCTACAGGAGATCATCGCGATGTCCGCCGACGCCTTCGGTGTGAGCTACACCGACATTGTCTCGCGGCGGAACACACAGACCATCAAACACGCACGATATGTGGCCGTCCATGTCGCTGTCGCGACCTTGCCGCTGACACAGTCAGAGCTGGCGCGGTACTTCGACCGGGACAGAACGGCGATGGGACACGCCATCAAGGCGGCTGCGGCACTCATTGAGGCGGAGAGCCATATCAGGCGCGGGGCCGAACGCCTCATCGCCGCCGTCGAGTACCGCAACACTGTCGTCGCGTCGCAGTCGGTCGACGTGTTGGCGATGGCGCGGCGGATTGCCGTTGACCCGCGTGGCGGCGCGATCGGTGCCAGCATGACCGAGATCGCCGCGTTGGCCTGCGCATTCTGCGATCTTTGGGAGGTCGCCAGCGCGGCCGAGCTACTGATCGAAGATCTGCGTCACTGCGAAATACAGACGACCGACAACGAGCGGGCCGATCGCATCGGAACGGTCGTCAACAATATCTCCGTTGAACTGAACCGCATCGCCGGTCCGGCAGCTTCGCCGGCCGAGCCGCCCGCAGCCGGAAGGAGCTAACCATGGAAGCTGTCATCCTCGAAGACACCGACGAAAACGGCATCACGCACGTCAACGGCCGGCCCTATATGGCCGACGCCAAGGGTGCGCTGGTTCCGATCGAGAACATCAAGGCACAAGACCGGCTCGAAGATGAGACGGTGCGCAAGATCATGGGCTTTGCGCTGGCTCTGTCCGACCAGATCGCCCGGTTTCGCGGACACACGATGACCGATCTAGGCGAGTTCGACGCGCTGCTCGAACAGGAATATGGCGCCAGGAAGGGCGGCAAGAAGGGCAACAGGACCTATCAGACCTTCGACGGGCTGATGAAGGTGCAGGTGCAGGTCGCCGATTTCATCGATTTCGGCCCGCAATTGCAGGTCGCGAAGTCGCTCATTGATGAGTGCCTGAATGAGTGGGCGGCAGACAGCCGGCCGGAAATCCGCGCTGTGGTTACACGCGCTTTCAACACGGAAAAGGAAGGCCAGATCAACCGGTCAGACATCTTCATGCTGTTGCGGCTGGATATGGAGGATGAACGCTGGCGGCGCGCGATGGATGCGATCCGCGATGCGATGCGGATTACAGGGTCAAAGCAGTACATCCGCTTCTATGAACGCGACCGTGTGACCGATCCGTGGCGCGCCGTCACGATCGATCTGGCCAAGGCGGATCGGTGATGAGCCAGAATTTGGAGCGTGCGCTCGCCTTCTTTGACAACAACAAAAAGGGCGATGCCGATGAGGTTCTGGCCCGCTGGCAATCGATCACCGGGGCTGGGCTTCAATTTCGCCACGGAACCTACGAGCTCTCCTATTGCGGCGTTCGCGCCACGGCTACGTCAGGTGCAGCGGCGCAGCTGATCCGTTCATGGAAACGCGCGGCGCAACGGCGCCTCGATGCCAAGAAGGTGAGGGCATCATGATGGACGTGCTTCTGAAACAAGGGCGGCAGTGCCGCGTTTGCGGCTGCACCGATATCACCGCCTGCACGCACGAGGATGGTTCGCCCTGCGCTTTGGTTGACGATGATCTGTGCACCGTCTGTGACGAGCGGCGCCCCGTCGTGCGCGACAAGCTGCTCGCGGCTGCATCCAACCTGGCGGCCGCCGCCGAGGGATGCATCGAAAGCGGCCGGGCGCCGGAACGTTTCATGCATGACCTCATGATCGCGACGGACGGCGTCACTCCCTTGGTGCTCGACGCGCTACGGCTAATCCTCGAAGCCTCGGGCAGTACGGACGACGCACTCTACACGGTCGTTGTAAAAGAGCTCTCGCCATGATCCCGCCAACCTACAGCGACGGCGTGTATGCGGTCGAGCAGTTCGACTGGGTCGAGTTCGTCGATCCGGCAGACGGGCTGCGCGGTGAAGGCCAGATCACGCGTGTCTATCCGCGCAAAGGCGAGGCGAGCGTCCGCTTTGAGCAGCCGTTCCACCACCGCGCGCGCGGCCAACGGCGGATGCGAACCGTCCGCCTGCCGGTCGAGGCCCTCGAACTCATCAGGAGGGATGGATGAGCGCACTTGGTCAAATCCATGCGGCCGCGCGCGATCTCGGTCTTGATGACGACACCAAACGGGCTGTTTACCAGCGCGTGACCGGCAAGCACTCGGCCGCCGACATGGACGAAGGCGAGCGCCGTGCCGTTGTCGATGAACTGCGGCGACAAGGCGCTTCGAAAGGCGGTCAAAAGCGCCGCAAAGCCCTTTCGGGACCCTATGCGAAAAAGCTCCAGGCGCTATGGATCGCCGGCTGGAACCTCGGCCTCATGCGCAACAGGGATGACAAGGCGCTGCTCGCTTTCGTCAAACGACAGACCGGCCTCGACCACACACGGTTCCTGCACCACCACGACGATGCGACCAAGGCGATCGAAGCCCTCAAGGGCTGGCTGGCGCGCGATGGCGGCGTGGATTGGACGGTTGGCGATCATCTGCAGGATTGGGCGCGTGCCCCCGGCTACAAGATCGCGCGCGCGCAGTTTGCGCTGTTGAAGGCGCAGTCGCCTGACTTCGGCGAGTTCAACTCCCTGCATCACTGGTTGGTGCAAACACGGCGCGATCGACCCGGCATGACCACCGATCCGGCGGGTCTTCGCAAGTCCGACTGGATGATCGTGATGAACGGGCTCGGAGAGCGCGTCCGTGACATGAAGGCGGGTGCGTGATGACTGCTCATCAGCGCATCCGCGATCTAGAACGGCTGTTGTCGGATGTATGGCGGCAAAACGGCCGGCGCGTGTTCGAATACAACGGCACCGTCTTTGGTGATTTCATCATCCGTTATTCGAGTTGCGGTGACGTGGTTGAGACAGAGCAAGTCTCGCTGACGGCGTTGGCGGAGGAGATTGCGCGGGAGTTGGATCAATGACCGTCCCGCTGTCCCAACAGATCGCAGAGGTGCGCCGCGAGCTTGGCAAGCGCAAGACGGTATATCCGCGCCTGATCGCCAAAGGCTCGATGCGTCGCGGTGAGGCCGAGCACGCCACCGTTGCCATGCAGTCGGTTCTGAAGACGCTGGAATGGCTGCAAGTCAATGAACCGGAGATCCGCGCGGCCATGCAGCGGGAAAAGGCGGGGCAATGACCAAAGAGCAGGTAGAGCGGATGAAGCGCCTTGCGGCCGAAGCCGAAACCAAGGTGGCCGATCGCCAGGAGGCGCTCACGCTTGCCGCATCCGATCTTGCACGTACGGTCGGCCCGCTGGCAACGGCGCACCGTCTGGCCGAGCTCGCCCTTGAATTCGCCGATCTGGCCGAAACCGAGGCCGGGCCATGAAACGCCGCCGCGTCGAAATTCGTGTCTCCGACCATGCCGTGATCCGCTATCTGGAGCGCGGGCTCGACATCGATGTGGACGCGCTTCGTGCGCACATTGCCGGCCTCGCCCAGAACGCGGCCGAACTCGGCGCGACGGGTCTCAAGCTCGATCGCATCCGCGTGGTAATCGAACCGGACGGCCGGGAGATCAACGGTGCGGACCGCGTCGTGATCCCGACGATCCTCAACCGAAACATGCTCTGGGCGATTGAAGACGCCCATCGAAAGCGCCAGCAGCGCATCCGTGGGAAGGGCGATGGCGCATGATCCCCAGACCACGAGCAGCCTTTTTGACTGGCGCACTCGCCGCCAGCTGGACCGCCTCGAGGCCGAACGAAGCGCCTTGCGTCAACGCATCGGCCGTCTTCGGCCGAATGCCCATTACCGGCTGGAACTGGAAGCGCG